TGCCTCTTCTTCATTCACAGAAGCACAAGACAAGGAACGCATGGGTGAGATAAGTCAGCGTTTTGAGATACTTGATCAGATGACCAAGTCGCTTGTTGCAAGTGATATCCGTGCGCTAATTGTAACTGGACCTCCTGGTGTTGGTAAAAGTTACGGTGTTGAAGAAGAACTTAGCAAAAGTTCGCTTTTCGGAGATATGACCAATCAGAAGCGCAAGTATGAGGTAGTAAAGGGTGCAATGACTGCACTAGGACTTTATGCTAAACTATATGAGTACAGTGATAAAGGCAACGTACTTGTGTTTGATGACTGTGACAGTGTATTGATGGATGACCTCGCACTGAACATTCTCAAGGCTGCACTGGATAGTGGCAAGAAGCGTATGATATACTGGAACGCAGAGTCTAACAAACTGCGTAACGAAGGTATACCTGATAAGTTTGAGTTTAAGGGCAGTGCTTGCTTTATTACTAACATCAAGTTTGAGAATGTTAAGAGCAAGCGATTACAAGATCATCTTGAGGCATTGCAATCACGTTGTCACTACTTGGATCTCACACTGGACACTATGCGTGATAAGATCCTGCGTGTAAAACAGATTGCGGCAGTTGGTGACCTGTTTAAGGACTACAGCATGGACATGCAACAGGAAGCCGAGATAGTAGACTTTATGACTGAGAACTGTAATAAGTTCCGCGAAGTTAGTTTGCGTATGGCACTTAAGGTTGCTGACCTTATGAAAATTAGTCCTAACAACTGGCGTGCTCTTGCAGAAAGCACTTGTATGAAACGCTTATAAGATTTTGGGCCGCGACCCTCTCTCTCCTCTCTCCTCCAATCGCGGTACCAAAGAGCGGGCAGTTTAGAAATAGACTGCCCGCTCACTATTTGTTATAATAAATATTATGAAAACACTTTACACAATAGGCGATAGTTTTACTTACGGTGATGAACTAGACGATCCCAAACATGCGTGGCCCTATATATTAGGTGACCTAATGGGATATCGTGTAGATAATCTTGCAAGGAACGGTGCTAGTAATGACTACATTCTACAAACTACTGTGGAATATTTAGAGACCAATACCCCTGACTGTGTAATTGTAGCGTGGACTACAGAAGATCGTATAGACATAGGCGGCAAAAGTGCTACTGTAAATCACGACCCGCATGTATTCCGTAATTGGGATATAGACTGGGCATGTAATAAACTGCAAACACAGATCATTACCATGGAAAAATATGTTCTCAGAGAATATAATTCCTGGCATTGTGCAACCTGGATAGATCCGCACTATTTTCATAGCATGGATAACTATGTAGGTAGACTAGTTGAATGGGTATATGGTATGCCACACGGTATAATGGGACATCCACTTCGTGAGGGACACCAAAGGATAGCAAAAGAAATTGCCAAACACATTTCGTGAAATTGTTGGACACCAATATAGAGGTGAATCTATTACACAAGACTGTGTACTGCTTGTAGATCATTTTCCTTATTATGAAATAGACTACAATCAAAGCCGCGCTGCTCTGTGTAAAAAACACTATGGTCAGAATATTCTTGTGGATAATTGTATAGATCCAGACAGTACAACTTGGATATATGATAGTTACATGTATGTGGATACCACAAAAAATAACATATACATTCCTAGTTTTACATTAAATTTACAGGGATTTACAGATACAACTCCTGCTAAACACAGTCGTAAATACAAGTTTTGTAGTTATAATAATAAACCTAGATTTAATAGAATACTTGCTAGTAGTTGGATTAATGCTAATTTCGATAGTAAGGATTATCACTACACTGCATGTTTTAATACAGAGACAAGTGGAATTACTGGACATAAACTCTTTGTAGACTCTATAGGACCTGGATTACCCTTTAAGGAATTAGGCACTGCTAGTGATGTGTTTGTGCCGGGCAATGTTTTTGAAAAATTGTTTTACCCGTATATGAGCAACAGTGTATTCAATATAGTTAATGAAGTAAGTTTTTTTGAAACTGCATGTCATATAAGTGAAAAAACACTGTGGTCAATACTTGCATATAATATACCAATTGTAAGTGGTTATGCTATGTGTAATAGTATGGAACGAGTTGGATTTGATATGTTTACAGACATTGTAAACTATAGTAGCCAGTATATTAAAGATCCATTTGAAAGAACATGGCAACTACTAAATGATAACAAACAAGTTTTATATAATGCACATGATATAATTTGTTCTGACATAATTGAAAGATTAGAAGATAACAGGCGCTTTTTACAACGTGCAGATATTAATAACCATTGCACAACCTTACTTAATTCTAGCGAAATGCTTGCAAAATTAGACGAAATTATGTATAATAATGAATACATGCAGAGCTATCAAGGATACAGATGAAACCCGCAATACTACACGTTAAAGATGAAGTGAACTGTAAGATCGAAGGCTTGGACTTGGATACTAGACGTAAGTTAAGTAATATGTTCAAGTATGAGATTCCTTATGCACGTTACTTGCCCGCTGTTAAACTAGGACGTTGGGATGGAAAGAAAGCATTCTTTCAACTGGGAGGATCAACCTATATAAACTTGCTTCCGGATATTTTGCCTGTGCTACAGCAACAGGGATATGATGTAACTCTTAATGATTTACGAGAGTATGACACAGACTTTGAACTAGAGCCTGTGACAGAGGATACATTTGCGGATACACTTTGGCCCAAGGGACATCCTGCTGCTGGTACTCCTATTAAGTTGCGTGACTATCAAGTAGAAACAATTAATCAGTTCCTAACAAATCCACAAAGCCTACAAGAGATTGCAACAGGCGCAGGCAAAACATTAATGACTGCGGCACTAAGCAAGAGTGTTGAGAACTATGGACGCAGTGTTGTTATTGTTCCAAACAAAAGTCTAGTTACACAAACAGAAGAAGACTATGTTAACATGGGCTTGGACGTTGGTGTGTACTATGGTGATCGTAAAGAGTTTGGTAGAACACATACTATCTGTACATGGCAAAGTCTAAACATACTACTAAAGAACACAAAGAATGCAGTTGCACCTATAAGCATTGGCGAGTTTTTAGAGGATGTAGTGTGTATTATGGTGGATGAAGTGCATATGGCTAAAGCAGACGCTCTCACTGCCCTGCTAACGGGCGTAATGAGCCACATACCCATACGCTGGGGACTAACAGGCACAGTACCTAAAGAGAAGTTTGAAAGTGTGGGCATTGTGTGTAGCATTGGTCCTGTAATTAATCAGATCAGTGCAAAAGAACTACAAGACAAAGGTGTACTTGCACAGTGTCACGTGAATGTTGTACAAATGATTGACACAGTTATACATACAAATTATCAAAGTGAGCTTAAATACTTACTAGAAGATAAAGGCAGACTTGATTATATCGCAGGACTATGCGATAGTATCAAGGACACAGGCAACACACTTATACTAGTGGATCGAATTGCAGCAGGCAATGAACTAGCAAGTCGTATACCAGATAGTGTGTTTGTATCAGGAAGTACAAAAGGTGCAGACAGAAAATCAGAATATGACGAGGTATCAACTGCTACTGGCAAGGTCATCATCGCCACTTATGGAGTTGCAGCGGTGGGTATTAATATTCCTCGTATCTTTAATCTTGTGCTTGTTGAGCCCGGTAAAAGTTTTGTTAGAGTTATACAAAGCATTGGTAGAGGCATTCGCAAAGCGGAAGACAAAGACTTCGTGCAAATCTGGGACATAACCAGTACAGCAAAATACGCTAAAAGACACTTAACAAAAAGAAAAGTATTTTATAAAGAAGCAAACTATCCGTTTACGGTAGAGAAAGCGGACTGGAACTAATGTTGTTACTTAATGGATGTAGTTATGGTTGGGCTTGGCAAAGTTTTCCTGGTACTAATCTAAGCAAAAGCGGCGGTAGCATTGCCCGTAGTGTAAGAACTACAATAGAATGGATTATTACAAATGGCAAACCAGACTATGTTTTTATTCCACTTACTATGACAAGCAGGTTTGAAATTGCACAAATTATGCTACAAAATATTCCTATTGAAGGTCCTTATGTAATTGATGGCGAATTTAAACACTATGAAATAGGTGCAAAACTTAGTGACAGTTGCTATATGGGTTATGACTATGCTTTTATGTGGATAACATTGCTTAGTACTTGGCTGGATTCACAGGGTATAAAGCATCTTATCTGGGATCAGTGTAACTCGTTTGATAAAAAACATATTGAGGGATTCAAAGGACTGAGTAAACTTAAACTTGTAGAAGCAAATCCTCGTGTAATTCCACTATTTGATTTTTGCGGAAACCAATTTCTGTTTGACAGCGGCGGCGACTGGGAATCCTGTGATGATGAAAGACCTATTTTTACACGACACTACAAAGACAGTGCATATCCAGCACTGCAAGAATATATAACAGAGTACATGGATAGTGTGCTTAATGAAAAGGTTAACTGGTAATGAGAATACTTACATTAGAAAACAATGCATATGAAATGAATGATATACCAGACGAGGTAGATGATTTACGATTTGCTATACTAGACAACAGTAATCCTCAGGATCCTGATTACTTTTTTATCCCACTCATCTTCTTAGAAAGTTTTAACAGTCCAGCAGTAGTGCTTGACATAGGCGGCAATATGATACGCATGCCTGTGGATTGGAAGATACTTATTGGTGACAGAGACGTTGGTGACCTTGAAATGCTTAATTTTAGTAGTCTAAATGATCGCGGTTTTAATGCATTTGTGTTTAATCCGCTGGGAGATTTTAGACATGATTACATGTCAGTAAACATTGTGGATATTTACAGTGATGTAAAATGGTTTTTTCCTAAACTAAAGCAAGGACAGATACTTGCTATACCTATTGAAACAGATGTAGAAAATCCTCGTTGCGTGTACTGCGCAAAAGAGATTAATAAACAAAACGAGATTGTTAGCATTGACAAAGCCTGGTAAAACATTTTGTGTGTATCCATGGTTTGGTGTATATGTAGATGACAACAAATATAGAACTTGTTGTCAATTTCGTCCACAACAAAATTTTAGTGTAAATGATTACACAATAGATGAATTTAGAAACAGTGAATATCAAACTGGCGTGAGAGCGCGATTAGACGCAGGTGAACAAATACCTGAATGTACACAGTGCTGGACAGACGAAGCACATGGTGTGACTAGTATGAGACAAATGGCAGCACCTATGATCTTTCCTGACATGCGGGTTGCACAGGGACTAAAACCTACAAAGCCATTGCTTAGTGTGGATATGAAAATCGGAAGCACATGTAATTTTGCTTGTGCTATGTGTAATCCTGCTGATAGCACAAAACTACACAGTGAATGGATTAAAGATCAGGACAATGAGTTTGTCAAAGACTATAGTGTAAAATACAATGATTATTTTAATTATACTCGTGAAATTGCAATTAATCCTCGCCTTGATGTTCTTGAAAATGCATTGAACAGTGGTATTATTCATCTTAATATACTAGGCGGTGAGCCACTATTATACAAAAGCGCAATAGAGAAACTTGCAAACGTGAATACAAAACGTAAAAATAAAATTACGCTAAGTTTTGTAACAAATGGTAGTCAACCACTATTGCCTGTTGTAGAAAAATTACAGGGATATAAGCGTCTTAACATACAAGTAAGTTTAGAAGGTGTAGGCAACACTCAGGATTACATACGCAAGCACAGTAATTGGGCAACAATAGAACGCAATGTTTTAGACTTTAACGAACTGGATAGCAATTATCATACACTTACAGTGGTAAATTTAATACAAGCCTTGAGTGTAGAAAACACCACACTGTTAAGTGCTTGGTGTAATAAACATGATGTAAAATTACAACAGGATTTGTTATATAACCCAAACTACCTAAATATAAACAGTTTAAGTACAGAGTTTATCAACAGTTTGCCTAGTCATCCAAGTTTTAGTGAACACGAACATGTACCCGAACAACGTGACAGACTGCGTAGATTCGTTGCTTGGTATGAGACAAGACACACACTTAAATTAAAGGATATAAGTCCTGGAGTGTATAATGACATCTCGTAGAACTATGCCATGGCGCCCTGGTATGATTACCCCAGGTAGAATTATAAGAACTGATCATAGATGTTTTCAGTTTAGTCATAATCTAGACTTTTATACTGCAATAAAACATGGCGAACGTGCCAAGAGCATACAATACCGTGTTGAACAGTATTTAGAAAATCGTAATGATACAGAATATAATCTTAAAATTGAAAGCGATATAGTTGTGCTAGAGTTTAAAACACTTGACGATGCTCGCATGTTTGTGTTATCATTTAATGATGTTATAGATACACACGGAGTAAGGTATGACTAACACAGTTCATATATCATATTTTCCTGGCAGTGGCGGACATTTTCTAAGAGAGTTTTTAGATCCTGAAATAATAAAGTTAGAGGCACCTTATTGGGTAGATGAAGATTTTGAGCAAGGTGGAAGCGGCAAGGGCAAACCAAGTCCATATAGTAAAGACAGCCTTTTTAGTTGTGTCAGTATCTTTGCTACTCCTATACGTTGGACACCTGCAATACATATAGGATTAGGCCCTAAAGATTTGCGGGAGCATATACAGGTACGCACTATGGTCAGCACTAAGAACCTAGCCCGTAGCATTAACGAAGTTGATGCAATACTATTGGACATGCATCAAAAACCTGTTAAATTTTTAGATCAATCACTTATACATATTCCATTTAATTATACTATTAATTACAATGAACTGTTTAATTGGGCAACAATGCTTACACTGTACAGAGATATAAATGATAGTGAACCTGATCCTAGTAAGTGGGACTATTTTTTTAGTTACGCAAATAAACACAAGGAAATATATAGTAGTGGATATTATTTCTGTATTGAAAAAATATTTGAATTCGAGTATAATAATAACGTACAAGATAAGATGCGAAGTTGGAGTATACATGATGTAACTCCTGACAATCTACAAGGACTGCTATGTCTGACAAACTACCACTAAACACTGTGCTTGCTGCTATTGATCAAAAGCGGTATGACTTTTATGATGGTCTTACTCCGGAACATCAGAAGCAACTAGCACCCTTCCTTCTAAACCGTTATGTAAGTTTGGTAAAAGGCAATGCAGAACTACAAGCATACTACTTGATGGCTGGCAATCAGCGTGTAAACTGTACATACTTTGAACTTGCAAAGCATCCTAAACTTGTGTGGCAGTTGCTATGCACAGTGAGTCCTGGTATGGGCACACAGTTTCATCAGTGGGTTGGACACAAGAAGAAAGATAAGAACAATAGTAGCAAGCGGCGTAAAGAAGTAGAACGCTTACATCCACAAGCAAAAAGTGACGAACTGGACATGCTTGCAGACATGTATACAGACAAGGAACTTAAAGCAATCTCAAAACTTTATGGTGATGTATGAACGACTTTACAAGTATCATTAAAGATGCTATAATTAATCGTACAATGGAAGATAAAAACTACACATGTCAGTACTGTGGCAAATCCTATCGCAAGGAAAGCACACTTGCTGCACATCTATGTGAACCAAAACGTAGAGCACAACAAGAGAATGAAAGCGGAGTCAAATTAGGCATGACTGCTTACTTGCGCTTTTATGAACTTACACAGGGCAGTGCTAAATTTAAGACCTATTCAGACTTTAGTGAAAGTGCATACTATAATGCTTTTGTAAAGTTTGGAAGGCACATGGTAAACATCCGTGCAATAAACACAGCCAAGTTTATTGACTGGGTAATTAAGAGCAATAAAAAACTAGACTACTGGTGCAAGGATGCAGTGTATCAAGAATACTTGATGGAACACTTGCGTAAAGAAGCAACACAGGATGCACTGGAGCGTAGTATAAAGACCATGGAAGCATGGGCAGAAGAAAAGGCGAGTGTGTTCAACCATTACTTTAACTATGTAAATGGCAATGTGCTAGTGCGAGATATAACCACAGGACGTATCAGTGCCTGGATTGTGTTTAATTGTGACAGTGGACAAGAGGCACTGGACAAACTTAGCACAGAACAAATAGAAATGATCTTCCCATATATCGATCCAGACTACTGGAAGCGCAAGTTTGTGGATTATTTTGCAGATACAGAATGGGTAAAGCATATACTTAAAGAGGCAGGACTATAATGTATGACATGCCAGATGTAGACATTGACTTTGCTAATCGCACACAGTTATTAAAACATGTGCAGGGCGTTGGTGCTAGACTTGAAAATGGTAACAAACACAATACAGGTGTTTATTTTAACCATATACCTGTAGCACATGATGGACTTGCAACACTGGATCACAAACGTGCAGAAGAACTTGGATACTTTAAACTGGACTTGCTTAATGTAAGTGTATATGAAAGTGTGCGTGACGAACTACACTTAGTAGAACTAATGCGTGAACCTAATTGGGAATTATTGCAACAGCGAAACTTCTTTGAAAAACTTATTCATGTTAGCAAGCACTTTGAAACAGCGGCTCGCATGCCAGAGGATATTACAAGTATACCTCGCATGGCAATGTTTCTTGCTGTAATACGTCCTGCTAAAAGACATCTTATAGGAAAAACATGGACAGAAGTTGCACAAACTGTATGGGATGCAGGACAGGATAGTTATAGTTTTAAGAAAAGTCACAGTGTAGCATATGCACAATTAGTTGCAGTGCATATGAATATATTGGAGGAAAAAAATGACTAAAGAAGAAAAAGAAAAATATGATTCAAAACGTTTGGCTGAAATACAAAATTTGCTTGTAAAACATATATCAGAAAATTTAAAATTGGATGAGGACTTTATGCTTATGGCTACTATGCTATTAAAACATAGTATGGTATTGTATAAAACATTCCTTACTGACGATCAAATACGAAAAATGCTACACCACGTAGGCGAAACAATTAATGATGAAGCGCATGATTTAGGTAATTATATAGATACTGACGACAAGGGCTCACCGCCTACTATGCACTAAACGTATATTGCTGGCACTAGATGCATGGCAACGGGCCAACTTAGCACAGTCATAGTTATAATCCAATATGTAGCAGTATGCAAGCACTGATCTAATACATTGGTCCACCACCATTTTTTACTGTGTCCAACAGCACCAATAGCACTGTTAAAATGATGTTTACAATAATCTATATGCCAGTGTATGATATAATCAACCACACCAATTAAGATTGAAATTTCTAATGGAAGTAACACAATTAAGCACACTAACATGGTTGCCAAACCGTGTTGTGCATAGTGATAGTGCGCCATACTGCTAAAGTATCTGTGCTTATCACTTGGGCCTATATATTGTTGCAGTCCTAGATCAACAATAAAGTGTTTTATCATTAGGAGTCCAAAAAGGGCCATTATTTTACCTTTTTAACCAACTGTATATTTCTTCTTTTGCTACGTTTCTTTGCTAGATCAGCAATGCTTACACTTGGTCCGCGCATTAATTCTGTGTCCCTAATGTTAAATGTAATTAAAAAACTTGCAAACTGTACAAAATCATTTTTTAGAAATAAATTGATAGGTATAGTGCGATTACTTTCCCACCACCATGTTTCACCTAAATCTAAAAAAATTGGCTTTAAATTTTCATTAATTCTGCTATAGTCATACATGCTTAACACAGTATCATCTTGATTCTGTACTATACCAATGTATTCATTACCACCATAAGTCACTAAACTCAAGAACGGATATTTTTCAAATATTTCTTCTGCTAGTGGAGGCATTCATTACTTTCGATAAATACAGTATGACTGTTACTACTGGATATTTATATGCACAAAAACACACTGCAGTAGTTACTGACACTGGAGTTAGCAATCAAATGAGCATGTTTTACACACCAAATATAAAAGTCTATCGTGGGATAGATAATTTTATCCGTATTGAATTTAAAAATCGTGATCAAAAACGTGTTGTTATGACAGATCACACAGCAAACATTGTAATATTGGATAAAGAAAATAGTGTTGCATATGTAGAACGTGCGCTTACAGCAATTGATTCCCGTCGTGGACTGTTTGAAGCAAGTATTACAGAAAGTGATTTGTTAAATTTAGATTCTAAGTTTTACAGTTATGCACTTAAGGTAACTGATGGTGAAAGCCGAACAAGTCCCGCATACGCAGACGACAACTATCATGCTAATGGCACACTTGAAGTATGTGAAGGCGTATATCCAACTTTTGTCGAAAGCACTACAGAAGCATTTGCTAGTGGTAACACAGGCAGTACAATAACAATCAAACCATATGTAAATCGCAATACAGCGCAACACACTGCACAAGTTTATTTTAGCAGTGCGTTTACAGGCACCCTGGAGATACAGGGCTCAATTAATCCTAGTAATAGTATTCAAAATGCTGATTTTACAACTATAGCAACAGAAACATACACTGCACAAACTGACAATGTCTATGTAAACTTTACAGGCGTGTACAGTGCAGTACGTTTTGTGCGTACAACTACTAGTGGAACCCTGAGTCAAGTATTATATAGACCGTGAAACTAGTAGGTTTTGGCTGCAGTTTTACCTATGGCAGTGAACTAGTAAATCCTGAATTTGATTTTCAAGGTGCTGAATTTCACCGTCGTAATACACGTTACAGAGAAAGTAATGTTTGGTTAGGACAACTAGCCAAACGTCTAAATGCAACCTGGGATAATCGTGCAGAGCCTGCTAACAGCAATTATGCCATACAATATCAGTTTGCTGACTGGTTTAATAACAATAGGAATCCTAGTGAGCGTGTAGCAGTGTGTGTTGCTTGGACAGACATTGCTAGATTCAGTTGGCTAGATGATACTTGGACACACAATGGCACAGTTCGAAATGATGAAAAGTTTTTGCATAGTCGCAAAGATTGGATTACTAGTGATGTTGATCATAACTATTGGACTGATGCTGCAAAACTATTTGTAAACAGTGTATGTAAACTTAATAATATTCCTATACTACAGTTTAATGCAATAGGCGTTCATAGTACCACAAATTATTCTGGCTATTTTGTAGATGGAAGCACAATGGAAGACGTACTTAAACAGGCACAATCAGAGGATGATCGTAAACAATTGTTTGCTAGTGGAGGACATCCTTCAGAAGTAGGACATTTTTGGTTTACAAAACGCTTGACACTTTTTGCAAAAGAGCATATACTACTATAGATGAATGGTATACAACAAGCAGTATTAGATAGTTTGCCGGGCAAACAAAAGCGAACTACCAATGGCTGGATTTCGTTTAATGCTGTATGCTGTCATCACAATGGCGAAAGCATGGACAAGCGTAACAGAGGCGGAGTTATCGCAAATGGTGATGCTATAAGTTATCATTGCTTCAACTGCAACTTCAAGACAGGTTGGCAGCCAGGCAGACACATTAGTTTTAAGATGCGTAAACTACTTACATGGTTAGGCATTGATGAGAATACACGACAGATGCTTAACATAGAAGCACTGCGTATAAAAGAAACTGTTATACCAGAAGATGTAGAAGAAGAAAAGTTTGAAGTAGAATTTAAGAGTAGACCACTGCCTGAAGGGGCAACGCATGAACTGCCTGATAACATTCGTGAATATGCAGTTAAACGTTGTTTGCCTGTAGATAAACTGATGTACAGTAACAGTCAACCTGCAGGCATGTGGAAGCGTATTATAGTCCCTTTTAAATGGGGAAGGCGTACAATAGGATTTAGTGCAAGGAGTACAGACGATGCCGGAAGACCCAAATATTTTACTAGTCATGATAGTGGCTACGTTTATGGGATTGATTCTCAGTTGCCTGATGCTAGGTTTGTAGTAGTTACAGAAGGACTACTAGATGCTATGTGTATAGGTGGTGTTGGTATAATGAGTAATCAATGTAGTGAAATACAAGCACAAATTATTGACACACTGGGCAGAGAAGTTATACTAGTACCAGACAGAGATCGTGCAGGACAAAAACTTATAGATGATGCACTGGAGTATGGCTGGAGTGTAAGTTTTCCTGACTGGGAAGCAGACGTAAAAGATATTAATGATGCAGTAGTACGTTATGGTAAACTGTTTACACTTAAAAGTATTATTGATGCAAAAGAAACAATGAGCCTAAAAATTAATTTAAAAAGGAAAAAACTTGGCTAAAGAATATACAGCAGACTTACAAAAACTATTTTTAGAAATGATGTTACATGATGCACAGAATTATGTGCGTGTGCAGAACATCTATAATATAGATAACTTTGATAGAAGTTTACATGACACTGCAGAGTTTATTAAAACGCACAGTGACGAACATGGCACACTGCCTACACATGAACAAGTTCGTGCAGTAACAGGCGTTGAACTAAAGCCTGTGCCAGATATTACAGAAGGACATAATGACTGGTTCCTTGTAGAGTTTGAAGGATTCACCAAGCGACAGGAACTAGAACGTGCTATTCTCAAGAGTGCAGACCTGCTTGAGAAAGGCGAATACGAACCAGTTGAAAAGATCATTAAAGATGCTGTACAAATATCGCTTACTAAGGATATGGGTACAGACTACTTTGAAGATCCTCGTGCTAGACTTATGGCACTAAAAGACAATAACGGGCAGATTAGCACAGGTTGGCCCGCTATGGATCGTAAACTGTTTGGTGGCATGAACAAGGGAGAACTTAATATTTTTGCAGGTGGATCAGGATCAGGCAAGAGTTTGTTTATGCAGAATCTAGCAGTGAACTGGGTAACACAAGGACTAAATGGTGTGTATTTGACACTGGAACTTAGCGAAGGTCTTAGTGCTATGCGTATTGATAGCATGCTTACAAATGTAAGCACCAAAGAGGTTTTCAAAGACTTGGATACTGTTGAAATGAAAGTTAAGATGACAGGCAAGAAAGCAGGTAACTTGCAAATCAAATACATGCCAGCCCAGAGCAACGTTAATGATATCCGTGCATACTTGAAAGAACTACAGATCAAGAACAACTGGCGTGTAGACTTCTTGTTGATCGACTACTTGGATTTGCTTATGCCAGTAAGTGCAAAAGTAAGCCCAAGTGATTTGTTTGTTAAAGACAAGTATGTAAGTGAAGAATTACGCAACTTGGCTAAGGAACTGGACTGTGTGTTTGTAACAGCATCGCAGTTAAACAGAGGCGCAGTTGATGAAATAGAGTTTGATCATTCTCACATTAGTGGTGGTCTTAGTAAGATCAACACAGCGGATAACGTGTTTGGTATCTTTACAAGTCGTGCAATGCGCGAGCGTGGTCGCTATCAGATACAGTTAATGAAAACTAGAAGTAGTAGCGGCGTTGGTCAAAAGATTGATTTAGAGTTTGATATTGAAAGTTTACGCATCCGGGACTTGGGAGAGGATGAGGAGTATCAACAGTTTAAGAAACAGTCAAGCAGTATCTATGATCAACTTAAAAATAAAGATAGCGGGGGCGTAGTCACTGCGCCAGATCAAGAAGCAAACAAGATTACTGCAAGTGTACAAAGCAGTAAACTAAAAAACATGCTTGCTGGACTTAAGACTAGTGACTAAGGTATTGATCTAGTCTGTAGCCTTTTGCATCATAGCAATCAATATAACGAGCACCATTGCTCATGCGTATCTTTCCACTGCCCGCAACTACATCACTGTCTCTATATCCAAACGGCTTTTTAATAGTAACATCTACATATTCGCCATTGTTTACACCCAGTGTTACAAATGTAACATAGCGTCCTTGTTCACCTCGAAACACACGCCCATTAGCAACTAAGCCTGCAAAGTTTACTCTATCGCCCCAGGTCTCCTGTATAAACATACTGGGCATAAACTCTGGCTGTGTCCAGTATCCGTGACGTTTGTATTGTTGCTGTGGAGATTCTGTAATTCCATTTGGATATCCTAAGTCACGCAGATCCCAACCTGCATTCTTTGCTTCTGTTTTGTGTACCCAGCGTCTGTAACCGCCCTGACAATGTTTAAGTGCAGCACGCCAAAACTCTTTTGGGTTGTGTGCTTTATTATAGGCGAGTGCCCAGATAAGTCTGCCTAGATTTACAGCATGCGCTCTGCACAATCCAAAGTTACCAAGTCCATATAGTTCTTGTATAATTTCTTCCTTGCGTTCACTGTCGCCCATGCGCTCCATGAACTGCATAACTTTTTCTTCATCACGTTTTGCAAACGCACGACGATACATGTCTGCTTCATACATATCACAGTTGATAAGTTTTGCTATTTTTCTAATAGCATCATCTTCATATACAATAGTATCCTCTAGGCGTTGCTCAGTCCAGTCCTGAAAAAATGCTGCTTTTTGTCTGCCTGTAGTAGCAACAGGTCTAATAAGTGCAGTAGCGAATACGCAGTCTGCTTTGCTTTGTGGTTGTATTGCTTGGAAAAGTCTGCGCATTGCTGGCGACTCTGCTTGTGTTACACCAATAACATCTCCTCTACAAAGCATCTGACTTGTTTCAAAGTCCTCTTCAGGGTATGCTTCAAGTGGGGTATCGCTGTCTATTTCTAACAATTGGCTAAGTCCTCTGTTAGCGAGGATATCTATCTTAAGATGCTCTAAATCTTCTACTTCACGCTTGTCCAGTAGTATTTGATTGTCTGCGTTGATTAAACTTTTTGGTATCTTGTGATTGAATACAAGTACACCTCCGCAGTGTTTCGATATTGCTTTCTTTTTGCCTATTAGTTTTCGTTCGATTCTCATTGCTTCTTCCTTGTCTATGTCTAAATCTTCGTACTTAAAATTGCGAGGAAGTTTACCAGATGCGCCAAGACGGCGTGCCGCTTCTCTGCGGGCACCGCGCTCTTTATAGGTAACATAGTTGCTGATCC